GACGATGGCAACCGCCGGCGCCAGGCGGTCCAGGCCATGACTTCGGCGCGCGAGTCGAACCACTGCACGCTTGTCGCTCGGTACTCGGTCACGCGATACCGGCCACGAAACAGAAAGACGAAGTCGTGCACGGTCCATCGCTTGTGGCGCGGCGGGACGAATTCCACGGCATAGAAATGGCGCCAGCGGCCCGGCAGCGTGGCGATGAAGTGCGGCACGAACCACCAGACATGACTGCGCCGCACGGCCACCGGGAACTCTGCCCAGGCGTGGCCCCAGAACCACATCGCAACTAACCAGCAGTTGAGCAAGTCGCGAGCGTGGCGCACCGAGCACTTACCGTGGGTCGCCGTTGATATTCGAGTCGTGCGCCCAGTTGACCGGGCGCGGGTCAGTCGATCGCCTGGCCAGAGAAATGCCGTGCTGCAACTCGCATACCGCTTCAATCCTGCCGATACGCGCGTCGGCGTCGCCGATCAGCCGGTCGAGACGGTGGCGTGTCTCTGAGCGGTCCTGGGACATCGCCTTCTCGATCCGCGACACGTCGTCGTTAAAGGCATTCATGGCCTCGCAAATCTTGTCCAGGCGCGCGCTCTGCGAGCGAAGGAAATAGGCGCCGGCGCCGAGGATGCCCGTCCAGATGTAGGGCCAGAAGGTTTTCAGCAGGTCGATTTCGAATTGCGTCATGGTCAGGCGTCCGCCGTGATCCGGACGACGTTGGTTCCGTCGGCGAGCAGGTGCGCGCGCTTGGTCTGTGCAACGACGACGCCTGAACCGCCGGACGTCTTGAATGTGGTCGTGAATGCGCCGGTGTTGTTGCAGTACACAATCCCCTCCCAGTCGTTCGGCACGATGACGTTACGGTTGCCCGTCAGCACGCCAGTCGTCGTCAGGTATCGGCAGGCGGCTTGTGCTTGCGTCAGGGTCACGTCAGACGCTGTTACGGCGACGCTTGCTTTGCTGGTCATGTGCGCGGGCTGCACCCAGGCGCGGTTGTCGGTGTAGCTGGTGACCGTCGACGCGCCGGTGACTACCGTGTAGAGCGGGATGGAGCCGGCGGTGAATCCTGTCGTGTTTTTGCTGACGACTCCGGCGCGCGTCGCCTCAACGTAGTTGGTCGCGCTCGCCGAGAGCGCCAGCGCGGCGGAGTTGTTGGCGATCGTCGTCAGCACGCCATCGACGACCATCGAGCCTCCGTAGTAGAACCAGTTGAGCCCCGAGCACAGCGACGCGCGCCGGCCAAACAACGTCGATGGGCTGCCGGCGTCGGACAGCGCATTGGCGGTGACTTCTTTTGATGACTGCGATTGCGCGATCAGGTCGAGATTGCTTGTGCTGCTGCTCATGGTTTACCTCGTGATTGACGTCGTCAGCGGGTATCCTCGGCCCACTACGGCGGATAGCTGATAGATTTTCATGTACAGCGTCGATTGGTTTGACCCAAAGTCGGCCACCTGGTTGGCGCTCGAATATGCGCAGGCCGGCGTGCTGGCGGTGATGGTGCGCTTGACCACCGCATAGGTGCCGTCGGCGAAGACGTCAACTTCGTAGGCTTCCGTCGCCTCGCCAAGATCGGAGTCGACGTAGTCTCGCCACTCTCCACCGGTGCGCGTGCGGCGAATCCATGACAGCGACCAGTCGTTTGCCGCGTCCCTGTTGCCATTGAGATAGACCGGCGACAGCGGCTTGAGGTTGACGCCGCGATAGATGAAGCTGAGGTCGGTGTCGGTGCTGATGTCGCGATCGACGGTGATGCCGCGATACGGATAGGCCAGGCCGATCGCCGCAGAGTCGGCCTCGATCAGCGCGACGTCGGTGGTATCGAGCAGGACAAGCGAGTCGCCTGCCGCGTGCAGGCCCATGGCCCACTCGGTGCCGAAGCGCCCGCGCATGAGGTCGCGCAGGACGTAGCTCTTGCCGCTGATCAGCGTGCAGGTCTGGGCGGCGATGATTTCCCAGCGTCCATCCGCCCCGTAGGCAAAGTGATTGGCTCCGGAGAACATCGCCAATTGCGTGACGCTGTACAGGTCGCCTTGCGTGAGCGTGACCGAGAGCGCGCTGGCGTTGTCGATCAATCGGGAATCGACGACGCCGATGCTGTTGGTACAGGAGCCGATCGCCGAGCCGGGCCGCTCGAATTCCTGCAGCGTGTCCCACGTGCCGCCGCTGTCGCGCGAGCGCATGAGCACGCCGCCTCGCCAGCCATCATAGACGCCGGTCATTGCGGCCAGGAACGACGGTCCGGACTGTGCCGAGGTGAGCATGGGCACATCGAGCAGCACATAGACCGACGGGCCGACGCGGACGATTGTCGACGTCCCGGTGACCGCTGACGGCTCGCCGAGTGCGGCCGGCGTGTAGACGGCTGCACTGGCGTACTTTGCGGTGCATTCGACGCGCCCGTCGCTTGTGTTGCCGACGCCGGTCAGGCGCAGGCTGACGTTGCCCTCGGGCGTGGTCAGCGTGACGACGTCGCCGGGTTCCAGTTGGTTGTAGGTCGGCGGCAGCGCAAAGGACACGTCGTGCCGCTCTAGCCAATAGACGTAGAGCAGCACCTCGGCGACGCCGGCGGCCTCGGCGGAGGTCATCACGATGGGCAGATCGAGAACCAGGGCATTGACGGCCTCGGTGTTCATCCGCTCGGCGTACTGCGAGCCGGCATCGTACTCGCGCGCATAGTCCAGGTGTTGCACGGTGACGCGGCGGGCGATCTGGCTATCCATCTCCCGACTGGTGGTGATCTGCACGCCTGGCGCCGCACCGCCGGCACGCGCGTCGAGATCGGCCGCTGGGATGGTGATGACGGATGCGCCACCGCGGGCGACGAACTGCACCTTGTAGCCATGCTGGCGGACATCAAACGGCCAAGCGGCTTGCAGCGGTTCGATCGCCGCACGCAGGGCGCCGATGCTGCCGATACGGTAGCCGCGCACGGTGGTCGCACTCATGGCGGTTACGTCAACATCCGGCGCCGATAGCAGCCCTGACGCCACGCACTCACTCAGCAGGATGCTGTCAAGAGTCGGATCGACAATTGACAGCAGATTCAGCCAAATATAGACGCACTGCGCGAGCGAAGAATCGACCATCGATATTCCGATGCCGTCGAAACAGGCCCCTTGCCACGCCTTGGAGATTGCCAGGGCATGCGAAGTCCATGCCACTCCATCGGTAGACGTCCAGAATTCGTTGTCAGTCGCCCCGGCAACAAAAACGCTCCCGGCCGATGTCAGCGTGTTTATGGCAGAGGCGATGCCCGTCGCGGCATACTCCGTCCACGTTACGCCATCCGTTGATATGGCCACGTGACGGTCGGAGTTGCGGAACGCGCAAAATGTGGCACCTACGGCGGCTATCCGATCGAACCCGGTGCCGGGCATCGCCTGCTCGGTCCACGATATTCCATCGCCAGACCACACCACGACGCCCAGCGTCGCGCAGGTGGCCACCCATCGCGAGCCATTCCAGGCGCAGAAGGCGAAATTATTGGTTCGTGGATGCGTCCGAGGCGCCCATGAAATCCCGTTAGTCGAGGTCAGGAAGTCTTGCCAGTAGGTGGTCGCCAGGAACATTGACCCATTCCAGACAATGGATCGTATCGAGTATGACGTGCCGCCGAGGTAGCGCGACGTCCACGTCGTGCCGTCTGGCGAGGTGTAGAGATACTGATTGGCGTTGCCGTCGCCGATGACAAACAAGCCGGCGCCAAAAGCGTTGCCAAACCATGACGCCGACACCGGCAGCGTGTGCTCGGTCCAGACCAGACCATCCGGCGAGGTTGCGCCAATGGCGTCGCCGCTGGAAAGCGACAGAAAAGCCGAACCGCTCCATGAGGTTGGGCTCTGATAGCTCCAGTTTCTCGTGTTGGTGAATGATCCATAGCTGGCGACGTAATTGCCGAAACTGCCGTTTTTCACAACCTCGACGCGCACTTGCGCGCCCATCAGGCTGTTGCTGTAGCGGGCCAGGGCGAAGTCATAGAAGACGATGTAGGCCAGGCCGCGCCAGGCCGGCGCGTTGTCGACGCCGACGTCGGCCTGAATGCGGGGATCCGCCGCCTGCGTGTCGGTGCCGATGTAAATCGCGAAGCCTTCCGCCGAGGCGTTGCTTGCGGCGATGGTGTCGGGGTCTGTGCTGCCGGCGTCGTAGATCAGATCGGGACCGACCCAGATGCGGCGCACGCCGACGATCGGGCCTTCGCACAGGCCGACGGCGAAGGTCGCCGAGTAGCTGAATGTCCGGGTAGTGGTCTTCGAGCCTCCGCCCTTGCCGCCCGATTT